CGGAAATACTACTTCCCAACAGAGAGGACGTCCGAGACGTTCCGAATGGATAATACTTATCCACCAGGGACGTCTCAAATTACATGGACGTCTTCGGGAGAGTTGATTCGTACCCGTGAGACGGTACGCAAGAGGTGGTTTTCAGGGGCATTTACCTACTATCTTCCGACCGGATATGACTCCCGGTCAGAAATGGATAGGTTAGCCCTCCTAGCCGACAGGCTAGGACTCGACCTCAAGCCAGACGTAGTCTGGAACCTCTCTCCCTGGAGCTGGGCCGCAGATTGGTTCACGAATGCTGGTGACGTGTTGTCAAACGTCACTGCGTTCAAGATCGATGGCCTGGTGATGCGCTACGGTTATATCATGGAACACACTGTGGTCCGTGACACCTATAGCCTTGGTCCTTGTACCATGTCCAATGGTATTAAGGTCCAAGCTGACCCTATCACTTACGTCACTGAGACGAAGGTGAGAAGGCAGGCAAACCCCTTTGGTTTTGGAGTCACTTGGGACGGTTTGTCTCCGTTCCAACTCTCCATACTGGCTGCTCTCGGGGTAACCCGGAAGCGCTGAGTCAGTATTGCACTGACCCACCCATACGTGTCACGAACTGGCACACAACCACAGGAGCACGCTTTATGGCGTTTACCGATCCCCAGACCATCACAATCTCAGGTACCGCGATTCCCCTTCCCCGTGTCTCCACGGGTGACGGGTCGTCGAAGTACATGAGCGCGGATGGGCTGGTGAGCCTTAACGCGTCACACGCCTACGGGCGGAGGACGCGCAGGGTTCTGCGGCTCGACCATTCGAAGCTGACTTCCGATCCGTTCATCCCGACGCAGAACACGAAGGTCTCGATGAGTAACTACATCGTTTTCGACGTGCCTCCGGCGGGTTACACGAATGCGGACATCATCGCTGTGTACAATGGCTTCAAGGCCGTGTACACCGCGACGACTGACGCCCTCATCGCCAAGCTCATTGGCGGGGAGTCGTAGCATCTACAGTAAAGTCCTACTTGCAGTAGTCTTGATTGTTCTACTGCTCGTGTCTTTCACTGTAGGGGCTATAAGCATGAAGATCAACTGCCTAACCCAGGGCAGTGGTCTATCTGCTGACGTAGTCGCTTCGTCTGGACTAGTTGCGGACGTTGGGGCGGTTCGTACCGTTCCTCTGTACAAGAAGTGCGGCCGGGGACTACCCCGGATGTACTTCCGCAACTAGGTTTCTCACGTCATGAGGCCAGGATATAGACACCTCCGAACTAAGGAGGGCTATTGAATAGCCTGATGATGCTCTGGAAGAAGGTCGCGGACGAGTCCGCGACTAGATGCTGCACTAGCGCCACCAGAGACCTAACCACGGTCTCAGGTCGAGTCAAACACGAGGGGTTGTCGTTTCTAACGATTACCCTGCCGTCCTTTGGAAAAGACTTCGAAAAAAGTCTTGACCTAGGGTACGTCGATCCGCACCTCTTCAAGAGTTTTAAAAGAAGAGGGAGGTCTCCGGTATTTCTATCCGGTTTCCTTGATCTTGTGTTTGA